CTCCAGGCGGTCCATCAGGCTGCGGATGGTGCGACGCAGCGCCTCATCGAAGATCCCCCGGAGCTTGCGCAACTGCTGGTCCTCCAGGCCCCGCAGCTCCTGGTCGAGCTGCTCGATCAGATCCAGGGAGCGGTCAGCCATTCAGGCTTACGAACCGCGATCGCAAGCCATGCAGGCGCTGCTGGAGGGCATCCTTCCGCATTGCCTTGAGGCTGTTTTTCATCGAGACCAGTTTTTCGAAGACCTCACGATCGCCACCGGCATCCGGGTGGTGCTTTATCGCCAGCCTGCGAAATGCCTTGTCCACATCGGCCTTTTTGGCCGTCTTGGGGTCCAGCCCGAAGACCACCCAGGGCCGGAAGTTTTTCAGGATGTCGATCCCATTGATGACGCTCCCGCCATCCTTGAGGCCTCGCTCATCGCGGGGCACCGCGACGAACCGTCGGTAGAGCTGCCGCCACTCCTCCTGGGCGTTCTGGCCCTTGAAGGTGCGGGTCTTATCCCCCTCGGTGGACATCTGGAAGTCCTGGTTGGCCAGCAGGGCCGAGGTGGTCTTCACGTTGAAGGCCTTGAGCACCGCCGACTGCACCTCCCGGGTGGACATCGGCTTGGCCCCTCCCCTGCCGCCGGATGCTGGCTGCTCCATGCTGGCCGAGCCTCCACCGCCAGCTGGTGCCGCCTTGGGTCGGGCACCACCGCTGACGGCGGGGCCGCCCTCATTCCCGGCCGCCAGGGCAAGAATCCGCCTCATCTTCTGCTGCGCCGGGCCTGCTCCCGGGGCCTTTCTGCAGACCTTGCTCATCGAGATGCAGCCAGCGCCGCAGCTGTAGCCGGTCGTGCATTTCCGCTTCACGGCGTCGATCCGTTGCTGGAGCGTTGTCGCATGAGCTCGGCGATCGGCGACCGCGGCCTGGTAGGCCTCCTGGAGCAGCCGCTGGATCCGCTCTTCCCGGCTGTCGGTGCGGTTGTTGGGACCTGGGAACTTCTCCGCTTTGACCCGCGCAAGCAAAGCATCGAACATCGGCTCCATCTCTTCCGCCTGCTTGCGGGTGGGCCACAGCTCATGTCCAGTAGGTTGGGTCAGGTAGGTGTTAACCCGTTTGGCCTTATCCAGCTTCAGCTGGACGTGGGCCTCGAATGCCCTGGCAAACATCTCCTCGCGGCTCGTCCAGTAGTCAGCGCTGATGCCTAAGCCGCCCTTCTTCATGCTCCGCACTGCCACCTGGACCTGATCTGCAAAGCCTGACTTGATCATCGACCACTGCATCTGGTTCATGGACTCGATCAGCTCGGGGGTGCCTCTGTTCTGCGAAACGAAACCAGTGCCGCCTGCTGCGTAGTTGTCCAGCGCGTGCGCCCATTCGTGGGCAAAGGTGCCGACGCCGTTCTTGCGGGTGAGGTTGATCACCTTCAGGTCAGGCTCGAAGTGCGCCATGGCACCGCCTCGACCACGTGCACCAATAGCCAATCCCAAGGTGCCGTTTAGGCCAACTGCTCGGTCAGGCAGACCGGTCATGTCTGCCAGATCAACCATGGCTTCAGCGGCTTTCTGGACGTGGTGGCGGCGCTCATCGTCGGTGACCGAGTTGCCGTACTGCAGGCCGCGGAAGCCGAGCTTGTTGACGATGGTGTCGGTGGCGGCCTGGGCGGTGCTTCCAACCGAGCGGCCACCGACGCGGCGCTCTCCGGCCACGTAGAGGTCGGCGGCGCTGAATCGCTTCTTGCCACCCCCCTCCTTCCCGAAGGCGCTGCCGACAGTGGCGCCTTCCAGAATTTTCGTGCCGGTTTCCACGGCACGGGCCATAGATTTGCCTGCGTCAGATAAACCGGTTTCCGTTTTTAAGAACTTGGCGAACTCATTCATCTGCCCGTAGACAGTTGACGTCGAGCGCCCCGACATCATCAGTCGTTTCTGCATAGGCACCAGGGCTTTAGCGGCTGGATTGAATGGATCTCTATAGGTCCTTGTATAGCCAGAACCCTCCAGGCCGCGGATGCGGTCGATGATGCCCCCAACTCTTTGCCCCAATGCCATGCGGAGCTTCCCGGGTGGCATGTCTTTGTTTTCTTCTACAAATGTACGAACTTCCTGAAAGGCGTCAAAGTATTGCTTGCGCACTGTTTTGGCGTCGACAGCTTGCTCGTCAGAAGTTGGTTTGCGGCCCGTGGCGCGGTCATACTCTGCGCTGTTCCGCTTACGCCGAGCGACGCCTTCGGTGTAGCTCTCAACGTCTTTTGCCGCAAGGTTTGGGAATGTCTTGAGGCTGTAGTGGGCCTCGAGGCGCGCAAGCACGTTCCCCTCATTGACACCACTGATCAGGTCCGTCGGGAAGTTCTTCATCAGGATGTCCCTGGTGAGGATCTTCTCCACTTGGCCACTGGCTTCGGCCTCCTCGATCGTTCTGAAAGCGTTGCGCCTGTGGCGGGCGGAGTCGACGATGTCCTCTCCTGCGTTGCCCACGGCCGAGGCCCGGGCGAACTCGTAATCTGGATCGCCTTCCTTGGCTGCCCGATCGGCCTCTCCCCTTGGCGTGCCGGCCGGGGCCTTGCCAGTGCTGGAGGGGGGCGTGGCCGCCTTGGCTGCTGCGGCCTCAGCCGCTTGCTTCTCTGCTGCTGCCTTGGCCTTCTCAGCGGCCACCTGCTGGCGCCCGCTGCGGAGCTGGCCCGCCTTCTCCCCCCGGCGTGCGGCGATCGCCCCGGCCAGCTCACCGGCCTCCTTCTGCCGCACCTGTGCAATCCCCCGCTGAGAGGAGGCCCCGCCGGCGGCGAGCTCCAGGAGCCGCTTCATGCGCTCCTTCCCGATGGCGCTGCGGGGAGTGGTGCGGCATTCCTTGCGCAGGCTGATGCAACTGCTGCCGCAGCCATAGCCGGTGGTGCATTTCCGCCTGAGGGCATCAAGCCGGTGCTGCAGGGAGATCGCCAGGCTCATCCTTCTGCCCCATCCCCGGCAAGGTAGGCATCACACAGGGCGCCCATAGCCACTAGGTCCAGGGCATTGATCCGGCGAATGGTGGGCTCGGCGCCGATGGCATCACGGATCCCCCGCTGGTGCTGGTGCCCCATGGCCAGCAAGTAGGCGCCGCTGCTGGGCTCGAAAACCTCCCAGGCGCCGCTCAGATCAGGACCCACCGCCACGGGATAGGGCAGTGTCTGGCCGTAGGGGCCCATCAGGCGGCCAATGCCGGGGCCATCCATGCGGATCGACACCCCAAAGATCTGATGGATCTGGCCGGCGGCATCGCTGCGGGGCTCCTCATCCCGTCGGCGCTTGCGCCGGGCCCGGTTGCTGCTGATCTTCTCGGCCAGCACCTGCGATCGCGTTTCACAGTCGCTGCAGCAGGGTTCGTCGTCGGAATCCGTGCGGGGCGGGGCCTCGGGGATAGCGGGGCCGGTGAGGGCTGGATCCTCCTCTGCAGGGGCAGCATCAGGGGCCGCCGCAGGATCTCCCTCGAGTGTGCCGCCGAACTCCACCGGGGCCTCCCGCTTCGGCTGCGGGATGGATCCATCGGCCTGCCGATTCAGCAGGGTGGTGTCCAGGCTGAAGCGGGGCTTCCCGAAGCGGGCCAGGGCCACCTCGTTGGGCTGCAGCACGCCGGCCTGGATGTACTGGCTGTCGGCCGCGGCGACCTTCTGCCGCAGCTCAGCCTGTTCGTCTTCCGTGGGGGTGTAGGTGGGGCGGAAGGTGATCTCCCAGTCGTCGGGGGGCTTTTGGCCTTTCCATGGGCCCTCGGCGCAGGCCATCACCAGCTCGTAGATCCGCCGCAGGGGCTCTTTGAGGTGCTGGGCCTGCCAGTCGGCCACCTCGTTGCCAAAGGCGGCCTGTTCACTCCTGCCATCGGCACCCAGGCCGGAGGGCGACTCACCCCAGAGCAGGGTGTGGGGCAGACCGGAGGCGCCAGTGATCTCGGATTTGAGGGAGGAAATGATGTCGGCGATGCCAGCAGCAGAGCGTGTGAAATTGGTCAGCTCTTCGTTGTCGTTCAGCAGGTAGGCGCCGATGGTGCTGCGGGCGAGGGCATTGGCCTGCAGCCGCTGGCGCAGCTTGTCTTCCCCCCCGGCCGCGAGCATGTTGGCCAGCCCCGGCAGCTTGTGCACCACCAGGTCGAAGTCGTGCAAAATGTCAGCCGCCGATTGTTGGCCGGTTTCCCACCTTTTGAAAACATCCCAGACCAGGTCCACCACCGAGACCCCCCACCACTGCCGCTCCTGCTGTGACCGCCAGGAGCAGGGGAGACCCTCGATGCGGATCACCCGGCTGCTGTGGATCTCAATTTGGGTGGCTTCGGTGAGGCCCAGGCCAGCACTCGTCACCAGCTTGCTGCCGGCCTGATCGTTGAGCTTCTGCAGGTCGCGATCGGCCTGAGTCCAAAACCAGTAGCTTTCCGGCTCGCCGATGCCGGACCAGCCGGCGGCGGGGTAGAGGCGCCAACGGTCATC